ATTTGCTATCCGCAAATAGCAAACGGAAGTAAGCCGACTCGGAACGGATCGTTCATCTATGGAAGCACTCATTCTAACTTGTTTACAAGCACAATTGATTGTTTCTCGGGTTAATGCACACTCATTACCAAAGCAGGTCCGAAATGATTTGATTTGGGAAGTAAGGCAAATATCTCCGAAGGAGTGCAAAATAGACGCAAAAGCCGACTGAAGGAACGCTCTTTAACCTAAAAACTAAGGAGAAAACCTAATGTCACAAGCAACCTATAGAGGTTGTCAGTATAATACCGACACACCTAAAGAAGAATATCGTAAGTGGTATTCTAAAACACATGCACCAGCACATCCACAAAATACATATCGTGGAATTGCTTATCGTCCTTGTAATAATGGTGAGGTGGCAAAATGATTGTCAAATTAAATCCTCTTCAGATTATTAAAGATAAAAAAGAAAAAGACGAAAAACTTAAAGAAGCACAATTGAATATGGCAAAGCAACCACAAGTTGCTTAATAAATTAGAGAGGGACTTGACTCCCTCTCTTTTTTTGTGTAAAATGTACATGTCGAACAAATATATTTCATGGATAACGAAAAGGTTTCGTGGATAATCGAAAACATGGAAATTCTTCTTTCAATGCTTAAAGAAGAAGTTAAAACCGAATCAAATGATTTTCAAACTTTTCTTCCACCAGATCTTGATGATGACATTGAATACTACGAGGAGGATTAAAAATGTACGAAACATTAACTGAATTTGAAAGAGCACTTGCTCGATTTGGAGATAAAGTTCAATATATTGTTGGACTTGAAGTATCTGATAAAATGTCTCCCGAAGTTGCATATCAGGAGATTAAGGATATGATGAAAGAGCTTAAAAAACTTCGCAAAAAGGAAAAAGATAGTTGGGAGATTGACGAATGAATACAAAACTGATTGCTATTACTCAAGGTGCTGGAGATCTGATTGAACAGAATGCTCAAGAAGTAATCTCTTACATTGCCCGTGTCAGCAACCCAAACAATCAACTGAACTTCGATACTTCTGCTGGATTGCTGAAGTATTGCATCAAGCATGAGCACTGGAGCATCTTTGAACATGCCTTCATGACCCTTGAGATCAACACTACCAGGGGTATTGCTGCCCAGATTCTCCGGCATCGTTCCTTCACCTTCCAGGAGTTCTCACAGAGGTATGCTGATAGCTCCTTGCTTGGGGATATTCCTGTTCCCGAACTTCGTCGTCAGGATACCAAGAATCGTCAGAATAGTATTGATGATGTAGATCCTTATATTCTCCAAAAATATGAAATGTTGAATCAGGATTATTTCAAACGGGGAATGGATCTGTATAAGCAAATGTTGGATGATGGTATTGCTAAAGAATGTGCTCGATTCATTCTTCCCCTTGCAACTCCCACACGAATTTACATGACTGGTTCTTGTCGTTCTTGGATTCATTATATTCAACTTCGTTCTGCAAACGGAACACAGCAGGAACATATGGATATTGCTAAAGAATGTCAATGTATTTTTGCTGGACAATTCCCCAATGTTGCGGAAGCATTGGACTGGAGTACGCATAATAAATATTGATACACATTATTGTTAGAAAATGGCAACATATCCTGTTATAAACACTAAAACTGGTGAGCAAAAAGAAGTGGAAATGAGTGTCCATGACTGGGATCAATGGAAAACATCCAACCCAGAATGGACACGGGACTGGTCCGATCCATCAACTTGCCCTTCTGCGGGGGAGGTTGGTGAATGGAGAGACAAGCTTGAAAATAAACATCCAGGTTGGAAGGAAGTTCTTGATAAAAGTGCAAAATCTGCTGGATCCAAAAATCAAATTAGAAGGTAAGAAACTCTATGGCAAGAAAAAGAAGGGGACCTCAAGAAAACCAAGTTGGAGTTGGACTTACTCCCAAACAACTTAGAAGAAAAAAACCAATTAACTTAGACCTTTTAAAAGACATTTCCCCTTTAACTGATAATCAAGAACGATTGTTCAATGCATATGAGGAGAATAAAAATCTTGTAGCATATGGTGCTGCTGGAACAGGAAAAACATTCATCACACTTTATAATGCTCTTTGTGATGTATTGGATGAAAGATCTCCTTACGAAAAAATTTACTTGATTAGATCATTGGTTCCAACGAGAGAAATTGGATTTCTTCCAGGAACTCATGATGATAAAGCAGATCTTTATCAAATACCATATAAGAACATGGTAAAAGCAATGTTCGATGTGTTTGATGAAGCCGCAGAGGAAATGCTTTATGCAAACCTAAAGACACAGGGAACGATTAGTTTTTGGTCAACTTCTTTCATCCGTGGAACGACATTTGACAATGCAATTATTATTGTGGATGAGTTTCAAAACTTGAATTTTCACGAACTTGATAGTATAATTACAAGAGTCGGTGAACACTCCAAGATCATGTTCTGTGGAGATACAAAACAAAGTGATCTTACAAAGCAATATGAAAAAACTGGAGTTAATGATTTTATGAAAATCTTGCAGTTAATGCCTTCTTTTGAAATGATTCATTTTGAAGTTGAAGATATTGTAAGATCTGGACTTGTTAAAGAATACCTTACTAAAAAAACGGAGCTTGATCTTTAATGTTTACACACGTTGATTTGAATCTTCCCCAACTTAAAAGGGAAACTATAGATGGAATTCGATATTATAAAATCCCAGAACAAGAAAATCTCCAAAGGCTGGTGTCGATTACTTCTGTCACCAGCCATTATAATAAAGAAAAGTTTGCTGAGTGGAGAGAGAAGGTAGGGGAAAAAGAAGCAAATCGTATCTGTAAAGAATCTACTTCTATTGGAACAGATGCTCATACACTTACTGAGCAATACCTAAGAAATCTTGATTGCAATTCTGATGTTCTTCCAATGTCTGAAATGCTATTTCAGATTATGGTTCCTGCTTTGAATAATATAAATAATATTCACGCACTTGAAGGTTCCCTTTATAGTTCATCCCTTGGAATTGCTGGAACCACCGATTGTATCGGAGAATATACTGGAGATAACGGAATACCAGAATTAGCAATAATTGACTTTAAAACCTCAAAGTATCCAAAACCAAGAAAATGGATTGAAGATTATTTCGTCCAATGTTGTGCGTATGCATGTATGCTTCATGAATTGACAGGTCTTTCTGTTAAGAAATTTGTTATCATTATGGGTTGCCGAGACGGTGAACTTCGTGTTTATGAAGAGTACGATAAGAAAAAATATTTTAATCTGTTGCTTAAGTATATCAAAAAATTTGTCAATGATAAGGTAATGGATTATGAGCGTGTTTGATAACTTCTTAAATTTAAATATAAAAGACACCATGGACAAAGAAGTAAAGCAAGAACTTAAAAAAGTATTACAAGAAAAATTTTATTGTCCGTCCAGGTTTGCTCAAGAAATTGAGAAAGTTGTTCAAGAAGAAAAAGTTTCTTACATTGATGCTATCATTTATTTCTGCGATAGAAATAAAATTGATTTGGAATCAGTTCCAAAACTTCTTTCAAAACCATTGAAAGAAAAGATTAAATGCGAAGCAATTCATCTCAATTTTCTAAAGAAAACCTCTAAAGCACGATTGGTATTTTGAATCTTAATCCGTTAGAATGTTATAGGACTTATATTGCAATTAAGAATCACTTTACTCAGAAAAAATATGATTTTCACAAATACAATGGTAAAGTGAAAGCTTCTTTGCAATCTTTTTACAATCGAAAAGACAGGTTCTGGTTTGAAAAAATGTCCAGAACAAAAACTGAAGAAGAAATTAAAAACTTTTTTGTTGCCAATTTTGCATCTTGTGATGATCCCCAGACCTTATGGATTGGGGAAATCATTAAGAATGGAGAGCAGAACTATAAGAACTGGCAAAAGAAACTTCAATCTTTAACTTACATCTTCAAAGAAGAGTTGGATGTTATATTTTCTGATGGAGATTTTGTTTCCAACTTTAAAGTCATCGGATCTAAACATCCACGTATAATTAAACTTTATCTATCTGGAAAAGTTTCATTAGAAACGCTTGTTATTCTCAACAGGGTTTTAAAATACAAATCAAATTATGACAAGAATCTTATCGATCCAATATGGGAATTTACTTCCATGAAGATAGAAAAGTATTCTCCTTTTATACATATTGACATGGATAAGTACAAAAATATAATTAAGGAGTTTATCAAGTGAGTTTTTTTAATTCGGAAATTGTACGAGCAGAAATGACTGAGATTACAATTCTCCAGGAAGATATCTATAAAAATATTTTTAAATTCCCAACAATGACTTTGGACGAAAAAAAGTTCCATGTTGGATTACTTGAAAAACTTCTTGAAAAGCAAAGAATTTTATATACCAGATTATCTCTTTCTGATGACCCAGAAGCAATTGAATTTAAAGAAAAAATTCAAAGGCAAGCAGTGATGATGGGAATGCAAGAGAATATAGATATTGGTGTCATTTTTAATAATATGGAATCCATGATTAAAGTCATGAAAGATGTTTTAAAGAGGGCTTGACATCCCTTCTTGCCACTGGTAGGATAAAGTCGTCGTAAAGGCCAAATCTCAAACAATCCGTAAAACACATGTCTGATTTTTCTAAACTCAAAAAGCAATCTTCTCTTGGTTCTCTCACCGAAAAACTGGTGAAAGAAGTTGAAAAACTGAATAGTGGAAATGGTACTGATGATCGTCTCTGGAAACCTGCAATGGGTAAGGACGGTGTTGGTTCTGCCGTTATCCGATTCCTTCCTGCTCCCCCCGATGAAGATCTTCCTTGGGTGAAGATGTACTCTCATGGATTCCAAGGTCCTGGTGGATGGTACATCGAAAATTCTCTCACCACAATTAGCAAAGAAGATCCCGTTGCAAAACTCAATCGTGGTCTTTGGAACACTGGCGATCCTAAAGATCAGGAAACAGTCCGTAAGCAAAAGCGTAAACTGTCCTACTACAGCAACATCTACGTTGTAAAAGATCCCGCAAATCCTCAGAATGAAGGTAAAGTATTTCTCTTCAAGTATGGTAAAAAGATCTTTGATAAGATCCTGAATGCAATGCAACCAGAGTTTGAAGATGAAGAACCAATCAATCCTTTTGATTTCTGGAGTGGTGCAAACTTCCGTCTCAAGATTCGTAAGGTTGAAGGTTACTGGAACTACGATAAGTCCGAGTTTGATTCTGCTGGTCCTCTTCTTGAAGATGACGAAGCAATGGAAGCAATTTGGAAGAAGGAGTATTCTCTTTCTGCCATTCTTGCTCCCGATCAGTTTAAGTCCTACGAGGAACTTGAGAAGCGCATGAATTATGTTCTTGGCATCAATCGTGTTGCTCCTAAGTCATCTACTCATGAAGAGGAAGAGGAGTATGAATCTTATGCCCCCAAGAAAACCAGTGAAGAAGATGTCCTGAGGGAACTTGAGAATTCTTACAAGAAGAGTAAGGATGTTGCTCCTGCAAAACAAACTGATGCAGAAGATGAAGATGAAGATGATTATCTTCGCAAGTTCCAAGGTCTTCTTGATGATTGATTAATCAACATCAAAATTAGTTACTCTCTTCAAGGTTCTGGTCACAAACTGACCAGAACCTTTTTTGTATTCAAGTGATTCATCAATATCGTTGAATATGATATTTAAATAAGATGGTTTTAAAACATATATTAATCTTTTTTCTTCTTGCAATCTAACTTCATATTGATAGTTTGTAATTTCTTTTACAACATCTGTGTATACAACATCTTGTTGCAAATCGGGATCATAAAAATTGAAATAATATTGTTTTAATTTTAAATAATTTGGATTGTCTATGATTACATTTTGAAAGATAGGTTCTCCAAGTGGAGTGACTCCAGTTTGTTGTCTTTCTACAGTTTGTCTATCTAAATCAATAAATTTATCCGAGATTATAGTTCCTTCTGGAATTAGAATATTTCCTGCAGTATCTTTAACCTCACGGGATTCATAATGATGGATATCATATAATGCTTCATAGTTTCCATATTTCTCCAGTAAATAATTCTCAAAGTTTTTTTCAGACAAAGGCCACTCTGAATAGTAATCAATAATATTATTGCATAGTAATATCACCCAATCTAAATTTGGGTCCTTATAAATTTCATTTGCTATAATATCTGGTCTATCATCACCTTTGATTGTATATCTATCAAAGAAAGTAACTTCCTGATAAATGTCATCTCTCAATCTAACTCTTGTAAAAAGATTTTTAACTTTAACATAATCAGATATTCCTATTTTATCTGGACCTCTTACAATATATTCAAAATCTGGGATTTGTTGAAAATAGTTTCTACTCATTTTAGTAACCTATTAAGTGATCTTTTCCGAATCCTTCTGTATAATCGGTATCATAAAGAGGTTCAATTTCTTGGAATTGCATATTTAATTCATAACAAACCATAGTTCCCGCACTATCATTATATGTGGCATAATTTCCTAAGGGAGTGTAATTAACTGAACATGCAATTAATGCAGCAGCTTTTGTTTCACCCGATGGTTCTGGACTGATTAAATTCATTGACGGATGTATTTCACTGCCTTTTAAATATTGAATCGTAAAAACATGTGGTGCTTTTAAAAATAATGCAGTATTATCCTTTCTTACAGCCATGTGCCTTTTGAAATATTTAATGATGAATTTAATTGCAGTAGCTTCATCCTCATCCCTCGCACTCATTTTAAAACTAAACTGAAATGGTCTTAATTGTGGTCCTTGAAAAAGCAGCTCAAGGTTTGGGTTTAAAACTTTTGTTTTTGTTCTTGATAAGATATCAGGAATAGATGCTGCTTGTCCAGCAAGATAATCTTTAAGTTCTTGTTGACTGGCATCTAAATTTTTAAAAAGATCTCCTATCATATCACCAGCACCTTGCCCACCCTCTTTACTCATCATCTCTCTTGATGCGTTAAATACAAAAGCGTCGATAGCAGATAGTTTTCCTTCACCCCATTGGGCAGTATTTGTATCACTTATTGGTCCTTGTATTGCCATATAAATTGAGCTGTCAACTTTTTTATATGTAACATTGGGACTTGAAAAACTACTTACTCCACCCGCACTTGTTGGGGCATTAAATTGTCCTTTTTCAATTTCAACCGCAGTAAATTTAATTTTATCTTGTTGATCGGACATTTGTAGTGGATATTGTAATCTACCATTAAAAGTTTTTCCAACGGGAAAAAATGCAGCAACTCCACTTGATGCATCATCAGTTGCTCTATATCCTTTATCAGATTCTATTTGCGAATCAAGAGTATTTGTGGCAGATTTATATTGTTCTTTTTGCTTAATTGATTCTTTTTGTTCTGCTGTTCCTCTGTCTTGTATTAATTTATAAGTGTTATCTCTTGTAGAAGTTGATATAGCACTCTTTGTATTTTGATCAAGTTGATTCCAGCTATTATCTTTTGCTTGAAAATCTTTTTGATCTGCAGTTCTTGTTGCAATCACCTTTCCAGATTTATCTACAATTTCTTGAGATCCATCTAATTTTGCGTTTACTGTCCATGGATTTTCACTTGTTCCTCCTGGTGTTCTTTGACTATATGAGGTAACTTTTCCAGATGAATCTTTATTTTCAGTCCAAGACATGAGGAAGGTTTAGATTGGTGGTTGTTCGTAATTATATTTATAGACCAAGTTCATCTTCCGTAATTATCATAAACTTGATCAATCTGTCTTCGCAAAATTGCTCTGCTGCTTTCCATTTAGCTTTATTTTTTTCATATGTCAACACCTCATTAATGTAGGTTTTATTTCTTTTTTTTACTGTTCTTTGTGGTTTAATTGTTTGCTTTTTTGGTTTTACTTCAACAATATACCTAACGGTCGTTCCACTTGATTCTTTAATTTTCATATAAAAATCTGGAAAGTATCTACGAACTCTTTCTGTAGTTGGGTCAAAATATGGAATGAAAAATTCTTCACTTCCCCATTCAAGTATATCTTCTTTTCTATCACAGTATCTCATGAACTTTAATTCCCATGAAGATCTGTATATAATATTGTTTACATCACCCTTGTATTTTTCTGGGTTTCTTGGATGAAATTTTCCTTGATGATATTTTCCTTCATTACTTCGCATACATATTATATAAAGCTTTTTATATTTATAAATGGCACAAAATAAAAATCTTCAACCAATTAAATCTGCTTCAAAGGCATACCGATTAAGAGACATATTTCAAAAGCCCGCATTAACTTCTTTTTATCAGTGTTGGTTTTATCCCACTCAAAAATCAAGAGATTGGATTTCTCAAAGAGGGTATGAATTTACGACTGCTGTTGAAAATATATCTTTACTTTGCTGTGAGGCATCATTGCCCGGATCTTCTTTAGTAACTAATGAAATTACAAGTGATTATACTGGAGTTACGGAGAAGCATCCATATAGAAGGCAGTTTATGGAAGCTGATTTTACTTTTTATGTTGATCATAACGGAGCGGATGGTGGAAAGAGTCATGAAATAATTTGGTTCTTTGAGAATTGGATAGGTCACATCGCAAATGAATCCGTTACTGGATTAACCGATGGTAGACCAGATAGTACAAAATCAAATTATTTTTACCGATTTGAATTTCCAAAAAACTACCAAACTGATATTTACATTAATAAGTTTGAAAGAGATTATCTGGGAACATATTTGCAATACAACTTCTTACAGGCATATCCATTAACAATCCAAGCTATGCCTGTATCCTATGATTCTTCACAATTACTAAAATGTACGGTTACTTTTAGTTACACAAGATATAATGTTTATAGAGAATATAACTATGGAATAGTTGGTAAATTGAGAAACAATCGCGTAGTAACTGATCCATTTGCTTACTTTAATCCATTTGCTACAACTGAAAGTGAAACTATATTTGATACTTTAAGAAAGGTGGGTGGTGGAGCTTTAGAAACTTTTGGATTAGACGATACAAATTATTGATATATATACTATAACTGATTTGCATAAAAGATCATGCCTTTACCTAAAATTAGTACCCCGACTTATGAACTAATTCTTCCTTCAACAGAAGAGACGGTTACTTACAGACCATTCTTAGTCAAGGAAGAAAAATTACTTGTTCTTGCATTAGAAACGGAAGACACAAAACAAATTACTACAGCAATTAAAACAGTAATTAAAAATTGTATCGAGTCACCTAAAAATGTCAAGGTAGAAACTCTACCTACATTTGATATTGAATATCTATTTTTAAATATTCGTGGAAAATCTGTAGGAGAAGAATTGGAAGTTAATATCATCGCACCAGACGATCAGGTTACTGAAATTCCGGTTAAAATTGCCATTGATGATATTAAAGTAAATACCAACGAAAAGCACTCTCGTCAAATAAAAGTTGATGACAGTATTACAATGGAAATGAAATATCCTTCATTGGATGAATTTATTAAATCAAATTTTGATGTCAATCAAAGAACTAATGTAGATCAATCATTTGATTTAATTGCTTCTTGTATTGATAGAATTTATACATCAGAAGAGGTTTGGGATTCTTCCGATGTAACGAAGAAAGAATTAGTTGAATTTCTTGAAGATATGAATTCAATTCAATTTAAACAAATTGAAACTTTCTTTGAAACTATGCCTAAACTTTCTCATAAATTAAAAATTAAAAATCCAAAGACAAAAGTAGAAAGTGAAATTGTATTAGAAGGACTTTCAAGTTTTTTCGCATAGCCATGTCTCACATGGATCTGGAGAATTACTTCAGATTAAATTTTGCCTTGATGCAGTTCCATAAATATTCTTTGACAGAGATTGAAAATATGATGCCTTGGGAAAGGGACATTTATGTAATGTTACTTGAAGATCATCTGGAACAGCAGGAATTAGAGGCAAAGACTGGAAGAGGTAATGGCTGATTCTAACCCAACAACACAATTAGTAGATAGTAGAATTGTTTCATTGTTGGGACTCCAAGATGATTTGGAGTTGTCTCATGAAGATTATTTTAGATCTTTAAAAGAAGCTGCACTTGCTGCCAGAATGTCTGACGGCAAGTTTTCTTCTGAAGAAGTATCATTAATAACAGAAGAGTTAAAAAGAGTAAGAAAAGAAGATAAGAATATAAAGTTTCAGACAGAAAAGAAAAGGGCAAAAGCAAAACCAAAAACTCAAAAAGTATCTAATAAAAATACCAAAAAAACACCAAAATCTACTACTCCCAGAGCAAATACAAAAGTTACTACATTATCAACTTTTGTTCAAAAGCAACAACAATCTCCTGCTACTGAGGCACCATCTGCATCTCCACCACAAGCAACACCAACGGTTCCTCTTCTCCCCCAACCAAAGAAAAAAACTGTCGAGGTAAAGGAGAAAAAACAAAAGATTAAAAAAGAAGGTTGTTGTGAAATTCTTGGAAAAAAATTAACCAAGATTGATTCTACTTTAGGATCTATTTTTTCAACACTTAAAGATCAGTTTTCTTTGAGAAAAAAAGATTCTGAAAGGGAACGAAGAGGTCGTGAAAAATCTGGAAGAGAAGACGCGGAAAATAAATTAGAGAAAGGAAGTGGAATCAAAGAAATAGTAAGTACTGCTAAAAATTTACTATCTCCCTTTCAAGATCTTTTTGATAGAATAAAACGATTCATTGTATTTACTTTACTTGGTAAAGCATTTACGATGTTTATGGATTGGATGAAAGATCCAAAAAATAGACAGACGTTTAATACTATTGTTAAATTTTTAACAGATCATTGGGTATTAATTGTTGGATCTTATTTGTTATTTGGAACCAAGCTCGGTGGATTTGCAAGAACAATTGGCAAACTTGTAGTAAAATTAGCAGTAAAGGCAGTATTTGCTACAGGAAAATTAATTGCAGTTTTAGCAAAGAGTAAATGGGGTCGAGTTGCTCTTGCTGCTGGAGCTGTAACTGCGGGGGCAGTTGCTATATCCCAAAGTGGAAAAAAGAAAGATGATAAGCAAGATGTAGAATCTTATGCCGATGGTGGTATTATCGGTGGTCTTGGAAAGGCACTCAAATTCACTCCTTTGGGAATGGCATTTGAGGCAGGTAAGCATGGTGCCAAAGCATTTGGAAAAGGTGCTAAGGCAGTAGGAAAAGTTGCTTCCGGAGCAACTGACTTCTTAGGAAAGGGATTAAAAAAATCTTTAGATGTAGCAACTTTACCTTTAACTATTGGATTTAAGGGTCTTGCTGGTGCCTCTGAATTTTTAATGAATGGTCTAAAATCATTAGATCTTTTTAAACTTCTTGCAGGTCCAATACAATCAATAACAAAAAAAGGTGGGGATAAGGATCCCAAACTCCAGGCAGCTGGTGGAATTCCTGGATTAATAGGAACGATTGTACAAAAAACTTCTGAGGGAGTTGGCAAGAACGTTAAAGATTCTAAAAAATCAAAACAAGAAAAAAAGGATAAAGGTGCGGGATATGCTAAGGGTGGATTAATTAATCCATTAACTATGGGACTAATGGGTGCTGTCCCAGGTCTTGGAGCATTCGCACCATTGTTATCACCATTACTACAAAGTAAAAAA